TGTCAACGTGGCTTCCCCACCGCCGGATGCGTTCAGTCTCAGCATTCGGCTCAGGTACTCCACCATGCAGCTCAACCACTTTGCGCACAAGATCCCCGAGAATTGGTGTATGCTCATCAGTCAAGAAATATGACCTAGCTTTCTCGAGTAACTTCTGCGTGGGAGTCACATTGGCCGGAAGTTTGGGGGTGGTGTGAAATTTGACATTTGTCGTGGGACATCTGCCATTGAGTTCACATCACCTTCCCAGACATCTGGGCCATAGATCCTGGCAAGAAATTCAACTCCTACCTCTCCGCGAGGAAATACTTGCACTTTTAGCTTTTGCCCCAATTGCTTGGCTGCGCGCTCGAAAGCTTCCACGTTGATGTCCGGGGTGAGACCGTCATCTCCCCCGTACACTCCGAGGCGCCTCCAGGCGGCATCTGCGTTCAGGAACTTGCCACCCTCAATGGTCATCCGGTGACCAAGGAAAGCTGCGAATGCGTCGAGAAGGGTGTTGAACTCAGAGGTCTCGGGAGAACCAGAGAGTCGTTGCCATTCTGTCTCATACTTGGTGAATCGACCGTACACCGGGCAGTGGTGTTGAGATTCCATGAGTGACATCAATTCGTAGTGGTGGCTACGGTGAAACGCACGTAGCATAGCTTTACGTTCAAGCATCCGACAAATTTCATTAACGTGGCCATCCATCCGACTCATGTCGGTGCAGCCGAGGTTTCGCGCCGGTAGGGCTATCTCGGCCACGCGGGTGGCAATGTCAATGGGCTGCTTCCCAAAAGCATACCACTCATGCATGGCCATCACTGTCTTGAAGGCGTACATGTAAGTTGAGTAGTCTCGCTTGAGGGGGCCATCGATTGTGCTGATTGGTCTAGGGTCTTTGGGTTCCGAGTAAGCCTCAGCCTTCATGAACATGCCTACAGCACCACTGGGTTCCGTAAATTCGGCACGGTGCAAGATAGCTTGTTGAGAAGGGCGAGTTTGTCGTTCAAAGACTTCGTCCAAATCGACTGGTTCGATGGATTGGTACATTTCATCCGGGATGAGACGTTCCAAAAATTCTGTCATTGCGGTCTGGAGGAATGCTGACATCGTGCTTTTCCTACCAGAGAAATCAAGAATCCGGCCATTCACACACGCCTTCTCGTTGGCTTCAGTGTTCAAAGGGGCAAATGCTCCATGCACTATAGGGCTCATGAAGGAGGTGAGTCTGGTCTTGTCGGTTCCAGTGTATGTCGCGACTCCGAAGTCGTAGTGGCGTACCCCATGCTCTACAGGAAACACCGTGGGGGCACGGTGCTCTTGATGAGTCATGTGGTA